ATTTTTTTATTATTAATATGAATAACACACTTATCTGCATTCTTAACAACATGAGCAGCCGTTAATATTATTCTTTTTCTTATAGCAACAGAAGATGCACAAAATATTTTGCCATCTCTATAAGAACCACATAATCTTCCAACATGTGGAAATTTTCTTCCAAAATCTATATATCTACTATCTTCAACTAAAGGATGCCGTGTCCCAGCATATCCTATATTAGATAATATGATCAAAAAAAATAGAATTATTAATTTAATTAGTCTCATTTCTAACTCCACTTACTGGTGGAATTGATATCCAAACTAATTAATACACCCTATTATAGATTTTATAGTACTTTTGATGCTATTAAACATCCTTTAGAAACAGCATGTAATGGATCTGATGCGTGTTTTACTTCTTTTATTGATAGTGGAAAATTATTTTCTTGTAATTTTTTAGTAAAAATATCCACATATCCTTTGGCTTGTGATGTTCCACCAGCAACCACAATAGTCAATGGATTTTTAAACTTAGGTAATAACTTATGGCCTGTTAAAGCATGAGATAGTTGTTTTGTTGTATAATCAATTAATCTATCATAGTATGAAGAAACGGCAGCCAGAATAGGATTATCATTAGGTTCACCTATATTAAAATCACTACCCTCTTTCTCTGCTTGAACAACACTGTCCGTTTCACCAGTTGCAACAGCACTCATTCTATCAACCCAGTCTCCAGATTTTGTGGTACTAAAGACAACGGTTGGTTCACCATTAAGCATAACACAAACATTTGTCATACCAGCACCACAACTAATTGCTATCCCAGTATAATCATCATTTTCTAATTCAGCATAACACAACGCCTCTGCTTCATTTATTGCTTTAGCATCATATCCACATTCTGATAATACTGTTTTTATAACATCCTCATGATAACCAACATCAAAATCTTCATCTTCTTGATCAACTGGTTGTGCTGGAACACAAAAAACCAGTTTTTCAAAGGGCTCTGATGATTCTCCGACTACTTCTTTCAAAATAAATGCTAATATTCTTTTGGCGTCTTTTTCTTTTGAAGAAACAACACCCCTATACATTGGTCTTTTTGCTGTGTCGTTTCTCTCAACCGCTTTTTCTATAGCGTCTTTTCCTAGTATAATAAACGACCCATCACTATCTTTTATGAAAGTTTTTCCAGATAATCCTTTTTCTATCATTTTTGTGGCAACGACTGTGGTTGGTTTTATAATGTAAAAGGCATCTCTAAAATCCTTATAGACAACTCCATCATCAGAATCTTGAGATAAAACAATAAAACTTGTACCAACATCTAGTCCCTTTGCCATATTTAGCCTTTCATATTTTTTAATTTATTAATTGAGGATGATATATTCTCATTTGATGTTTTTATATCTCCAAGATCTTTATATTTTTTTTCTAAATTGTCAGTCTTAATATCTGTTACAAATGTTTTATCATCAATCTGAATTTTGTCTTTAGTAGATACCTGAGTATTATTTTTTCTAAAAACATTATTGTCTTTTATAGATACACCCTCGCTAGACCTAGGAATCAAATATCCTATACAAAAACACATTACATTATTTACTAATAATATGGCTATTATTATATAATATATATTATGATCATAGGTCATACTTATTTAATAGTCTACCTTTCTGTGATCTTACAACATAGCCTTTTCTAACCATGTATGGTTCAATACTATTTTCTATTGTTTCTATTGAAATTCCAGTTAAAGAAGAAATTGTCTTCAATCCAATAGGAGTTCCTTTAGATTTTGCTAGTGTTTCAATATATAGTTTATCATACACATCAAAACCATTATGGTCAATGCCTTGTATATTAAATATCTCATCAATAGAAGCATCGTCTTTGTTACACAGTTTATAATTTTTATACCATTGTAGTCTAGCGTTCAGGATTCTTGGTGTGCCTTTGCTTCTTTTTGCAATCTCTAGTAGATCGTCATCTGATATATTAATATCTAGTTTTTGTGTATTCAACTTTGCTAGTTTAGCTAAATCACTGTCACTATAAAAAGACAGATGTTCTTTAATTGTGAAACGATCATAGAATGGCTGACTTAAACTTCCTCCAGTTGTTGTAGCACCAACTAAAGTAAACATTGGGATATCAATAGTTTCTATATTATTTTCTATCGACATACTAAGTTGAAAATCCTCCATAATAGGATATAAGAATTCTTCAACTATTTTTGGCAATCTATGAATTTCATCAATAAATAAGATTGATCGTGGACTTATACCCATTAGATATGGCATAAGATTCTTAACGCTTCTCAGGTTTGCTGCGTTTGCTATGTATAGGTTCACGTTCATTTCGTGTGCTATAGCACCCGCTATGGTGGTCTTACCAAGGCCAGGAGGGCCGTCTATTAAAACGTGAGGCATCACAGCACCCTCGCTTTTACAACCGCTCACCATGATCTTTAGACGATCAAGAACATTTTGCTGACCAATTATATCGTCAAATTTAGTTGGTCTAATAATATTAGCCATTCAAACCTCCAATAGACTTTAGTGCTTTTTTAATTAGCGTGGAACAGTCTTCTGTTATGTTCTTTATATAACTAGAAATTAATAATTTGTGTGATTCTTCTTTGGTGAATCCATAATTGACCAGAGTTTCTGTGCTCTTTTCCAAAAGGTCATTTGGTATTGTGTCTTTCTCTGGTTGCTTAGTTTCTGTATGTTGTGATTCTTCTTTTTCTAAGTAAACAATTCTTATTTTTTTAATTTGTTTTGGTGAAAAAGTAGTTTCGCAATCACAAACAACTTTAAAGTTTTTTGTTTTAGTTTCTTTGATAGATAACCAGTGTTCACAATTACATTTATTATTAGGACATCTATATTTTAGATGTAAATCGTAATCAATCGGTTTCTGGTTTTTCTTTTTTGTATTCATCTTTTACCCAAAAAATAAAATCATCAATATCGTTGTCGTAACCTGTTTCAATAACGCCCTTATTAACTAGACCATTCAATATATTACTTGTCATTCTATCCCCTAGAGACTGTATAATTTTAGCATATATGGTATCATTAATTAATAGTCTGCGTTCTTTAGTTTTTTTGTTTTTTTGATGTTTCATTAACGATTTGATAATCATTGATGATTCATTAAGTGGTAGTATTTTATTTAATTCTTCTTTTTCTTTAGTTGTTAATACAATTATATCATCTGATTCTGTATCTTGATCTTCTTCTTGCTTACCATAAGCATTATATATAATTTTTCTAGTGTGATCTATAAACATATCTAAATCTTTTATAACAAACCACTCATCTTTATTCATAAATATTTCCTAGTTGAGTATTTCAAATAATCCTTTATAGTATCGTGGTTGCCTAATAATATGTCCAGCATGACTCTGTAAATGTAATTCGTAGTCTTTGTGTAATTTATTATAAACAAAATATTTCATTTTCCAAATTCCTTCATTATACTGATTATTCCCCAAATACAGGGAGGTTTTATCCACCACTGTATTGGAGAAGTAATCATTCACAGGCAACGAAACAAACTGGAATCCATCAACAGGTTCGATTTTATATTGAGGTAGTTTATCAATAATTTCTTCTAATACTTCTTTATCTATCCATTGATAATCTATTTTATTCAATAAACTATCCATATATTTCTTGATCCACTCAGTATCTATCTGAAAGTAGAATTTATAAGGATCGTCATTATTTTCTTTATCGTTCATAATTTAAAAAGGAATTAGGGGATCGAACCCTAAGATATAGCACTAACTACTCCAGTCCCCAGACTATTCCTTTGCTTTTAATCAGTTATAACCATCCATATGATTATCTTCATCATGATAATAGGTTTCATCAATATCTTCCTCATCATCATTCCATCCCCAATCATAATCATCATTAAGATCCTCTTCATCGTCATCATAGTCATCTTCAGTAAAGACTGATGAGTAGAGAGGCTTGAGAAGTTCGCCTTGATACTCTCCGACAACTTCATATCGGCAAGTGCGAAGTTTCTCATAGTTACAATCGCTAGGAACACTCACAACATCAGCAGGATTAATCTTAACGATAACAATCTTATCGCCAGATTCAAGACTTCCATAACCGGCCACATAATTCAATGCACCAGCATGAAGTCCATTAGAACAACCTCGACCACGATCATCATCAACCTTTGATCGCGTCATTTCACAGATTTGACCAACACGATTGTCGAAAACTCCACGATACTTATCCTTATAATCACTCCTGACTGCCTTATAAGCAAGAAAATAACCATCTTCAGTAATTGGCAGATGTTCATGCTCAAGGAAATCATAGAGTTCCTTCTGACTCTGCATACTGGGATTTTCCATGAGATTATTCAGGAAGTTAACAAGTGGCTGAAAAGGCAGTCCCTTGCTCATAAACTCCAGAATTCTCTTGCTAATCGACCCATGAACAACCTCACCCTCATAAGTGACCTGACCATTCTTGATCTCAACAAGACCGTCACTAAAAGTAGCAACTGCCTTCTCAATATCAATCATTTCAATCAACTCGTCAGATGTTGCAGTAGGCAATGCCTCCAGAATCATCTTGTAGTTAAGATGGTCGGGCAGAACTTGAAAACTCTTATTGTTCAGCACAACCGTCAGATTACCATCAACAAACATAAACGGAACAGACATGATATAAACTCCTATTGTTTTTAGTTACCTTGTGAATTACTTGATCAAACTACTCAACTGAATCTTAAACAAATCAATCTTGTCGCTATCCATAGTCTCAACCCATATAGCATTATTTCTCTTACCATAATAATTATCAGCAAATTGAGAGATAGGATTATTCTTACTGTCCAAATCTCTAAGACTGCCGTTATTCTGGTTGCTTCCCATAACATACTTCAACATCGGGTTCTTGTCAACCTCGACTTTAAGAATTTTCTTCAAGTCTGCCGCTTTGGTCAACTTATACTTGATTGCTTTAGTCTCAGACTTAAACAATTTAGTATATCCCTCAATATCATCAGAATGGTCAAACATCTGATGTTGAATATTTATAAGAGTGTTATACTGTACATTTTTCTTCTTGAGTTCTTTACTATCAAGATTATCAATACCTCGATCCTTGAGCAAAGAGTTAATATGATCAAAATATTCAGTCTGAGAGAATCGTTTCAGATCAAAAGTTGCTCTGTGCATAGTATCAGCAAAGAATTCCATTACAAGAAAACTATCAATAACATTGGATAGTTCGGTATTCTTGATATATTTCTTATATTCAAGACCAAAAATACTCAACATATGACAAGAGAACTGGCTAACCAATGTTCCATGATTGTAATAATAATTATCGTTATCACCATCCTTACTGATAAATTCTTTTTTGTAGAATTCAACAATAGAGTTGTATTCATTGGTATTATTAAAATAATCCTTGATCTTTGTTGATAGAATGTTCTTGAACCAAGTATTGAAATCAATCAGATTGTATCCTTCACTGGTCATTTTTGCTACAAAGTTGCTCTTGATAGCATAAATCTTCACATCTCCAAACAGTCCCTTGATATTCTCATTATCAAATAGCGATACAATCTTATTGATCTTAGGAAACTCTGGTGTGCTTTGATAACGAAGAATAGGAACATAAATGATAGAATCACTATCATTAAAGTCATCCAGTTCATCAGTTGTCAGAGTTTTCAAACTTAGAGCATCGTTATATTCGACACTAAGTTTACCAGAATCTTTAGACTGACCATGAATAAAGAATACATCTTGATCGCTCACACTACCATTACTATTCCTGACTCCACTTTTACGAGGGCCAGAACTTTGAGTAAGATGCTTATAATCAGAAACCTTGAGCAGATTCTCACTACCGACATCATTAATCAGATCATCAAAACCCTTGTCGCTTTGAGTATGATCCTTTGTGTCCATAATCATGTAAGCAAAACAATCATTTTGATTACAATAACGTGTCACAATCTTCTTGGCAGTTTCTTCACCCTTAACGTCACAAACAAAAAAAGCAATTTTCCCATTCTTCTTCTGACTATTCCAGTAAGAATATCCCTTACCAGTAAGAGTATCATGATGGATTTTGTCTGTTAGAGAAATAAGGCGTCGTGAACGATACCCGCTGCTCTTGTAATTA